CGGCGGTCCTGTTAATACAGGTGTTATAGACATACAGAGCGTAAAGAAGAACAATTAATGGCTTATATTTTAGTTGATACTGCGAATACTTTTTTTCGCGCACGACACGTAATCAACGGCGATGCTGATATTAAACTCGGTATGGCTTTTCATATTACTTTAAATTCAATCCGTAAAGCGTGGCAACAATTCCAAGGTCATCACGTTATCTTCTGTTTAGAAGGTCGCAGCTGGCGAAAAGACTATTATGCTCCGTATAAGCGTAATCGTCAAGAAACCCGTGCTGCCTTGAACGAACGTGAGCAAGAAGAAGATAAACTGTTTTGGGAAGCATTTGATACCTTTAAAGAGTTTATCAAAGATAAGACTAACTGCACAGTTATGCAACATCCGCAACTAGAAGCAGATGATCTTATTGCAGGCTGGATCCAAAGTCATCCGCAGGATCAACACGTGATCATTTCAACAGACAGTGATTTTGCACAGTTAATTGCGCCCAATGTGAAACAATATAACGGTGTAATGGAAACAACTATTACACACGAAGGATTCTTTGATGACAAAGGCAAATCAATTATTGACAAAAAAACTAAAGAACCAAAAGCGGCGCCCAACCCAGAATGGCTCTTGTTTGAAAAATGTATGCGTGGTGATACCAGTGATAATGTCTTCTCAGCGTATCCAGGTGTGCGTACTAAAGGCACAAAAAACAAAGTGGGTCTTACAGAAGCGTTCGAAGATCGTAAAAGCAAAGGATTTGCGTGGAACAATCTCATGCTTCAGAGATGGACTGACCACGAAGGTGTAGAGCATCGTGTATTAGAAGATTACGAGCGTAATCGCAGATTGATCGACTTATCTCATCAACCAGACCATATTAAAGAAATTATTGCCACAACTATTGCAGAGGCCGTCTCTGCAAATAAGGATGTTACACAAGTCGGTATTAGATTAATGAAATTCTGTAATACTTGGGATCTAAAAAAGATTTCAGAACAGGCTCAGTCTTACGCAGAACCATTAAATGCCAAATACAGTAGTAATCAAAGAGAAACAATGTCCCTATGATAACAAATAGTTTGACGGAGGAAATTATGACAGAGTTACACGCTAAAGCCATCATTGCAGATAAATTTTGGATCGTAGAACAAGACGGAGAAAAGGTCGCGACGTTGAGAAAAAACGAAGACGATCGATATGTAATGAGTAACGAATCCGGAATAAAGATTTACGAAACAAAAGAAAGTCTAACAAAAGAATTTGGTAAGACATTCTTTACAGTTAAAATTGTTAAAGAATCTCACAACGCCTTGCCTAATGAGGTTCACGGTTATCCTACAAGTACAGAACCGCATAATGCTATGTTTGATATTCGAAAAAAACTTCCGCTATTTACAAAGAGTGGAGATAGTAAAAGTTTGTATTGTGCAGGATATTACACTATTAAATTTGATAAAGGATGGGTTAAGAGTTTTTGTCCTAAAAAAATTACTCTTGAACGTTATCCTTTTAAAGGACCTTTTAAAACTGAGATTGAAATGAAACAGGTGTTGTCTAATGTCTCAAAATAATCTTCCTACTACACTACCAACTATTGAAAAGTTAATTCAACGAATTTCCATAGCTGAAAAAAGCCAGCAAAAAGAAATAAGAATTACCATACAAGAAGCTCGCGATCTTACTTCTGAGTTAGCCGTCCTAACATCAAAGTTAGGTAAAACTGTTACTGAAATACACCAATTATTATCTGAAATCAAACAAGCATCTACCCAAATTGATGTTAAGTTTGATGGTGGAACATTTTAAAAGGCATAAATATATACGTGGTTAATTAGGAAACACGTATATTATGAGTAGACCAAAACCGACTGTCTTATTAGAATACGCTAACAAGGAAACGTTCAAAATTGAACAAATACTTGATAGTGAAGCCATCTGGGCTGTATTCTATAAAGGCCAGCCTTTTAATTTAAAGAGCGGAAGTTTGGTTGCTAGTTATCCAGGACCTAAATATAAAAAAGTATCATTTTCAAATCCTGGTCACGCATATAACCTAGCAAAGAAATTAAACAAACTTTTTAAAACTTCAGACTTCGCAGTTTATAAACTTACCACCGGTGAAGAGGTAAAATAATATGGATACTAAGGATACCTATACACGGGTATTCTTGGAGGCGGCAGGATTAGCAACTGATCCAGATACTATCAAAAAGTATAAGGCCGTTTGGTGGTGGAACATTCGTTCAAAAAATTCTGGCGGTTTAAGATTGACTGAGCAGGCTTTGAATTTTATTGAAGAGTATGCTAAAATAAAAACATACAAAATAGACTTTCCTCAAGAATTTGCTTTCACACCGCAGGTTCTTATTTGGTTAGATAATTTTATAGATTCTCCATTTTTTATCAACAAAAAACACATTATTGTAATGAAAGAAAAATCTGCTTTTGAGCTATATCTATTTTCCGGAGACATTCGAAAAATGGGTCATAACAAGGCCCTGTCAAAAAGACTTAGCCAAGAATCAGTGTCAGAATAACTCACACTTATAAATATTTTCACGATGTTTGATCTTAATCCTATTGACGTTTTAAAACAAAGAAAAGTACATATTGTGCCGCCGCATTTTAAAAAAATCAGTGTTACAGAAAATGAACTTTTTAGTGGATTGGAAGACTGGGTCAAAACAAAATTGAAGGGTAGATATTTTATCAATAAACAACCAGGAATTGATAAAAACGGTTCTTTACGATCTACTTTTTATATCGGATTTGAAGATCAAAAAGAATTAACTTATTTTATTCTAGCGTGTCCAATGTTAAGGAGAAACTAATGACAGACGAAGTTCAAAAACAAGAAGCACCAGCTGCTCCAGAGGCAGCGCCAGTGCAACAGCCAGCACAAGGTCCCGATTTAAATATCAGCGATCTAGCTGCGTTAAAAAATATTATCGAAGTTGCAACAACAAGAGGAGCGTTCAAAGCAGCAGAATTAGAAGCAGTTGGTAAGGTGTTTAACAAACTGAATGCTTTCTTAGAAGCTGTGTCTAAAAAGGAGGCTTAATCATGGCAGGTCCATATAAACACGTTGGCAAAATGGCCAATACTGGTGCAAAGGTTCTTGTAGTATTTAGAACATTGCCCGGAGAAGCAAACACAGCATTAGTACTACCTGTGGCAAATTTACCCGACAGCTATCACGACGCTATTATGGAAGTTGTTGAAACTCCACAGGCACAGGATGCTTTTGAATTTGGTGAAATTATGTTTATGCGTAGTTTTCCAGACGGTCGCCCAATGCTACAAGCAATGCAGGCAGATAACCGTTTACACAAGGTTGCTACAGATACAGTTGTTATGACTCCAACTCCAACAACAAGTATTGCGTTGTCTGAATTAAATGTTTTAATTGCTGAACAAAAGAATTGTTCAATCGACGATTTGTATACATTCGTTTCGGGTGCTCCTAAGAAAACTGAAAAAACCGCAACTAAAACAGTACAAGAATCTGAGCCTATTGTAGATCCTGATATTCCTGCACCATTAAGAGCGCAGGCAAGCACCAACGAAGCACTAACTGATAAAGATATTGCTCGTTCTTATCGTAGTCAGGCAGATGCAATGTACAAAGAAGCAGCAAGATTAAGACGTGAAGCAGATTCACTAGATCCGCCTACTAAGAAAACCGTCAAGAAGGCAGAAGAATCAGCCGATGCCTAATCCGTTGTTTAAGCCTCCACGCCACTTAATAAAAGAGTGGCCAGAGGTCTTTGAAGATCTCTATATGAATACTATGCCAGTCGCTTATCTAGAATTAATACATCTAGAATTTAGCGATGGCAGAGTATGGGAGATTGACATTAAAACAGAATTAGTAAAACAAACTCCAGAATCAATTGCAGACACATTAATTAATACGCTGCAAGAATATAAAGAAGAAATTAAAAAAATAGATTTTAAAGTCGATATCGATAAATTAAAAAAAGATATCAAAGATTCAACTAACGGAATCTTTTAAAACTTTTAAAATATTCTCAACAAATCTATTGTGTACTATTTGAGTAGGATGTCCGCATCCGTGAATTTCGGTAGATTTATCATTTACAAAATCATAGAGATTTTTATCTGTAATAAAAGAAGGATGTGATAAACATTCTTGTTGCATTCTAGCAATATCTTTTTTGAAATACTCTTCAAAAGAAGCTTTAAAATGTTTATAACCTCCGTCGTTTATGCAAGGAACAATTAACAGTTTGTTGTTTAAATTTTTTTCTGATATTTGTATTAATCGAGACCAACATAGATAATAGAAATAAAACATATACATAGCATTTTTAAATTCTATTATAGGCGCTTGATAATCTTGAAGGTGTAAAGGAAATTGCTCTTTCATTTTTAATAATACCGCTTTTGATTTCTGTTTGCCAAAATATATAGAACGCTCAATAGAAGTCAATCCTACAAAGACTAAATCAGTATCAGATATTAGACCTTCTGAAATATCATGTTCAATTTGATACAAAATATTAGGAAGAGAATTTGCTCCTTCAGATCTATTAGATAATTCTACCTGCAATTTATTTGCTAATATTGCAGGCCAAGCTAATAATTTTTGTTTTTCTATTAGTTTTTTTCTTAATAAAGGATCATAAGATTCTTTTATTTTAAACCAAGCTTCTATTCCTTTTTCTCTTTTAATTTTTTCTGCATCGGGATTTAATTGATAATCTAAAAATTCATCTCCGGCTGTATAACTACAACCATATGCAACAATTCTCGTTACTTTAGATTTTTCAAATTTAAAATTTGATCTATTTGTGCTTATATCTTTGTATTGTCTCCAATTTTTAAACATCATCGACAATTGATTTATTGATTTGTCTACATCATTAATTGTCATAAGAGGTCTTATTTTACATTGATATATATTTGACAAACTATTAAATTCAATATTACAAAATTCAAACAATAATTCCCATATTTTTTCCGATCTCTCCCATTCTGAGTTAGAATACAGATTAAAAAAATTATTTAAAAATTCATCTCCGCGTTGGCATATAGTATCTATTGCAGGCCTGTTTAAAGCTATAACGTGAGGAGTAATTAAATCTGAATGTCTATGTACCCAAACTTTTGGTTTATCTTGAGTTACATTTTTTAAAAATGCATTAATATCACCTTCAACTATTAAATCAGTTGTAATTGATATTACAACTTCGGATTTAGTTTTTTTTAATCCTTGTATAAAAGAATATATATGCTGAATATAAAAAACTTTGTAATTATCTTCTTCACTGACCTTGTATGCAGACTTATACCATTCTACCAAATGACTCCTATTGTAGACATCGACAACAGTAGGTTTTAATTTGTTTTTTAAGTGGTCTAATGCAAATTCAAAAGTTTTATCTTCCTCTATCATATGAGTAGATTTTAATGAAAGAGATGAATGCGAATCTTGCAGATAATCAAGTACGCTAAAAATATTATTGTGATTTACATCTTTAAAACATTCTGCTTGACGTTTAGCAGCTTCTGCAAACCTAACTTGACCAGAATATAATATTTCTAAACTCATACAGTTTTTGCCCATCTTGGATTTTCTTTAATTATTTCGTGAGTAAAAATTCTATCAATACTGCTATGAACGCCACAGGTTTCAGAGCAATAAAGTAATTTTCCATCTTTAATAGTGTCCTTAGACCAACTATCTGCAAATACACGATCTAAATGTCCACTTGATAAAATTTCTTCTAACGAATGAATATTTAGATCAAACTTATCCCATCCGTAATCATTCATATGTTTATGTAATTGCAATGTTGCTGCTTCTGAATATAATCCATTTAATCGAGTACCAATATAACAACAAGGCATTACTCGACCAAAATTATCAACAAATATTTCTTTTTTTCCATTTGTCCAAACTTTTGATTTGCAATTAATTTTGCACCCGTCATATTTTGTATTATCAGTTTTTAAAATTTTATCTTCGTAAACAGTTAACACTTGATTTTGAAAATCTTTACCGGTAGATTTTGTTTCTTTTAATGATCGATAGTTATCTATTTTAAAAGGATAATATTTTATTGGAGATACACCTGTTGGATTTTCTAAATTTCTATTTTTTGGATCAACAGGAGCTTCTATAGTATAATCAAGTTCTCCTTCTTTATTAAGAGCTACCAAATGTACTAGCTCTGTTCCGTTGTCAACGCCTAGTGCTTTTTTAGGAACAAACTCTTTAAAACCCATCTTTTCAGAAAAACGTTTTGCTTCAATTATCTGATGTTCGTTGTGTTTAAAAATAAGGAAATCCCATATAGCAGGACCACCAGCATTAATAAACGATTCTGCATTTTCCATAAGAATTTTCCAATCAACATTTCGTCTATAAATGTGATTAGTATCTTCAAGACCGTCTATGCTAAATGTAACTGACCAATAATTTGAACTGCTCCAAGGATGTTTAGAAAATAATTTTCCTAATTTTTCCCACCAGATAGATCTGCGCATTCCGCCATTTGTGTTGACTCTAACAGAAATATTAGGATTTACAGAATCTATATATTCACATATTTCGTACATATCTCTAGCAACACAAGGATCCCCGTGTACACCACAAAATAATATTAAACTACAACGTTGAATAATTTCAGGAGGAAAATATTTTTTAAATTGTTCTAATGTTATTTGACCTATTTCTAGATCGGGCCGTGTCAAAGGACTATTATTATAAAATCTTACGCACATAGGACAAGCAGCATTGCAAGCATTAGTCAATTCTATGTGCATCTGAGTTAGTTCATTAAAATTCCAAAAGTTCATATTACATACCTATTATTTTCGAATACTCAGGAAATACCTTTGAAAATTCTTGATTTCTGTACTGGTCATGTTTTTTTATTGTTGAAATAAATGTTTGCCAAACAGCATCTTTAAATTTACCGTTTTTAATAAATCCAATGATTCCAGGAATTTGATACCACGCACTTACGTATTCTTTTGGAATTTTTTCTAATCTAGATATTACTTCTTCTTTAACATTGTCTGGCATTTTACCAATATTAAAATGTTCTGGGCCGTGTACTAAATTTAGATAAACTCCTAGGTCAGGGTAAGATTTATAATATTCATTTAAAATGTTAGGAAGGTAAAATATGTTAATAGAACTTAAGGTAATACACCAACTAATGGACATATTTTTGTATGTATCTTTATAAGATCTTGCCTGTTGCATATTAATACAAACTTCATTCCAATTGGCTGGAAATCTCATATATTCGAATTGTTCTCCAATTCCGTCAATACTAAAACTTAGATTAATATATTTAAAATGCTGCCATAATTCTGTTTCTTTTGGCCAGGTGGTTCCATTTGTATTATAATGCAACTCTATATCTTTTGCATAACCCTTGTCGACACAAATACGTAATATTTCCCACATCTTCTTGCTCAGGAACGGTTCGCCGCCATAAAAATCAAACTGTTTTATTGTTTCTAAATTATTAGCAAGGTCATCCCAAAATGGACTGTCTTCATCGTATTGTTGATGATATTTCTTCATCCCTTCGCTATATTCCTTATAAGACATTTTGCTACTATGATCTAAGTCATAGGCTTCTTTCATCCATAAAGAACTAATAGAAGGATGGCACGTTCTGCATTTAATGTTACAGGTGTTTCCTAGATTTAATTCAAATTTTGCCAGGCCAGTATAGGGAGTTCGATCGCGCCATTCTATTTCGTGAAAGTATCGATCATTATCTCGTTGACGTTTGCTTTTTCTGCCGCCATCTTCTTCTTCCCAACAAAATTTACAAGCCGGATCGCGAACGCCTTTATCTAGATTATTTCTAATTTTTTCAGCTATTTTATTGTTAAAATTTTCTTGGATAGATGTTTTACCAATCATTAATTTATTAGGAAAAAACATTAAATTTTGATAAGAATCTACAATCATACAGCACATTTTTGTACTGCCATCATTGTTGGCACTCATTGCGTGAAACGCATTTACACACCAAGAGTTTTTATTTTTTTCAGTTATCATAGTTGTCATAAATTGTTTTACAGTAATTGTAGAATTCTGTATATTCAGGAAATGTTTTTAATAAACTTGTTCCTAATCTTTTATCGTTTTCTGTAAAAAATGAATAAAAATCTCTCTGACCTTGTTTTATTTTTTCAGGACTAACTGGGTTCTCTTTCATATAATCAGTTACCCTTAACATTTTTTCATACTCAACATCTGTGAACCATTGTTTATTATCTAAAATAAATTGTAATGTTTCTTCTTGATATTTAATAAACTCTGTTGGAAGTATGTTAATCATCCAGTGAGGAGGTTCTTTTAGGTACGGTGTATCAAAGGATACTGATTCAAATCCAAACTTTTCACGCCATTCAATTACCTTATGTAATAACTTTTGAAAATTAGTCACACATAAAACATTATAGGTACACATTAAATTAACAGTTGCACCAGCTTTAATAACTTCAATCATATTGCGTTCCCAGTGGTCGCATTTTAACCCTGTGCGCATATATTCTGCTTGTTCGCCCCAACTATCAATACTAGTAAAAAAACTAAATTTACGAATTTTCTTTTGTTTAACTAAACTAGTAACTCGAGTAATTAATCTATCAACTCTATCAAAGGTAACTCCTAAATTACTGTTTAGAGTAATTTCTAAATGGGGGGCTGGTTCATCTTCTAGCAAATCAAAAAATTTCATTGCTCCTGGATTCATTAACGGTTCTCCGCCAGTAATACGAAGTGTATGAAGGTCTTTACGTAAACTAGGCCACCATTTCCAAAATGCTTCAATGTAGGGATTTTCATCTTTAGGTCCATAGTATGTTCCGTGTTCTAAAAATTCAATTCCGTATTGATTATATGTTAGGTCGTAATTGCCGTGTTTTTTAATTTCTTCCATCCACATTGTACTAGCTTGTGGACAGCAATATCCGCAACGATAGTTACAACCGTTACCAAAGCTGACCTCTAGATACCGCGGATTGATAGGAGCATCCCACGGCAATTCTGCTAACGATTCTATCAATGGTTCTGAAAAATCACTAGAGCTATGTATCATTCGATCACTAATATGTTCGCCTGGTAGATCCTCTATGTTCCAACAATAGTAACATTCTTCCGGTCTTCCACCTTCTAACATTGTTTTTCTTTGTTGCATTTTCCATTTTGTATTATGTAATGCACTAGGATCAATTGCTATTTCATCTAATGGTATATGGTGTGGACGTGGATGATAACAACTATGGTTATCGCCTGTGTGCAGATATAAAGTTTGGTGCAACCATTTCATTGCACAAAACCCTTCACCTACTTTGTTTAATCTATCTCGAACATTTTTAATAAATGTCACTCTACTTTCTTGCATATTGCCTCGCATTGTTTCCAAAAATTAGTTAGTTCTGGAAATGTATTTAAAAAATTTGTACCTCTTCGCTCGTCGTGCTGGCTAAAAAATAAATAAAAATTTTCTTTAGCTGTCTCTGTATTAAATCCTGTATTCGATTTAATCCAATCAACTAATCGTTGAACTTTACTGATTTCAAAATCACTAAATCCTTTAAATTCATTCCAACGTGTTTCCGGATTGTATTTCATAAAGTCAATTGTTCGCTCTAATTCAGAAACTAGTTCAGGCATTAATTTAGGATTTAAAAAATCAGGATCCATTAATTGAGGAACATCAAACCAAATTAATTGACGACCTTTATTAAATTGTTTTCTCAATTTAAGAATATTTTCAATGTAGTTATAAAATCCTGTATAACTTAACACATTAAAAGTAATAATAAATGTTAAACTATGTTTTTCACTATTTTGCAAATAATCACATACGTTGTTATACAGTAAATTAAAATCCATCCCGTTGCGAATATATTCTGCTTGTTCTCCCCAAGAATCTAAAGAACAATATAACATAAAATGATCAATGGCGTTTGCATCAGTAATTTCTTTAAGACTTGTCATAAACTTTTTCCACTGATCGCCAGGTGGACAACAATTACTAGTTATACTTAAATGTAAATCTTTTTTAGGATGTTCTTTAACGTAATCAAACATACGAAATGTGTTCTTGTCCATTAGCGGCTCGCCGCCAGTCATACGGAAAGTATGTAGTGTTGGGTATATTTGAGGCAACCATTCCCAGAATGCTAACAAATAGGGATTATCAGGACCATTATCAATATTAAGACTTTTCATCCAATTGATATCATTGTGCCATCTATCCTTTAAAATAAATGCTCCATTTGCTTGAACGTCTTTATGCCAGGCAGTAGATAGATGAGGACTGCAATAACTACATTTAAAATTACAGGCTTGGTTAAAATTAACTTCGACATATCTTGGATTAGAATTACCCAAGTAGCCTATTAACTGTGCTTCATCAATTAAACCATCTTCCCACACATCCTTGCTACGGTAAGCACGATCACTTAACTGTGTTCCACTATCTTCAATTTGCCAACAAAATTCGCATTCGTTAGGACGAGTTCCCTCTAACATTAACTTTCGTTGTTCTTTTTTATACTTTGTATTATGCAATGCACTAACATCAATACGTATTTCTTCTAATGGAACTTGATGTGCTCTAGGATGGTAACAACTGTGTGTCTTACCTGTAGGAATATGTATACTAACATTATACCATTTAGCCAAACAAAAACTAGGACTTACTTCATTAAGTTTTTTTTGAACGTAGTCAGCGTCGGCAAAGTATCTAGATTCATACTTGCCATTTATTTCTTTCAACTCGTTGCCTTTTATATTACGGTTGTATTCCACTAAACTGTTCCTTTAACCATTCAAAGTCATTAATTTTTCTTAATGCATCGGGATTGTTTTTATTTTCTTCTCCGTACTTACGTCCTGCAATAGCACCTGCAATTGCATACTTGCCATATTGTTTATCAATTCCTAATGAACACCAAGCATCTAATCTTTGTTGTGTTTCATCTTCATATTGACGTTCAATTACACGACTTGATAATTTACAACATTCTCTAAATGCTGATCTCCAGGTTGCAAACTCATCTGTATTAAACGAATTAATGTTCGATACATCATCCATAGCTTTAAATTTTTTAGATATAGAAGTTGTCATATCCGGAGTTGTTACATCCATTGATAATGTTAATAGTCTTGGTAATAATTTTACACCACCGTTACCATATTCTAAATCGTTTATTGGGTTTCTACTACGCCACACGTGAACACAATCTATGTCATAACTAGACATAGTTAGATCAAAATTAAAATTATCTTCAATGATTGCATCGCCATCAACTATCCATATCATATCAGTGTTACACATTTCAGCTGCCTTAATATGCGCTTGATGTATTCCTTTAACACCGTGGACTCTTTTTGCTCGAGGACACTTGACCAGCAATCTATTATAATTTTCATCTGCATTAGGTTCGTTGTAACTGATAAAAACAACGTCATATAATCGATGCTTAGAAACTAAACGATCGTGTTCTTTTCTTTCTATTAAAAATCGATGTTTAAATTCTCGATGACCTATAACCTTTGTCTTTGAAAATAATGCTAACCCGTTAATATAAATTTCTGTACCGTTAAACATATGTTTGAACATATGATTTTCTTTTCTATCGTGATCGGACTTGCCGTCGTTAGGATCAAAATATAAATCAAAAACTGTTTCGTCAGTTATATCAATTTCTGGCCATATTCCCCAAAACAAAGGTTGAGTTTCTTTTTCTATAATTTGTTGATATTCATCATAGGTAGTTAACGTATATCTATTATATCTATATCGGCTAACAACACGATTGTGTTCTTTTTTATCAATTAAATATCGTCTATTAAATTCTCTTTGAGAAATAATTTTAGATGTTGAACATAGAACAAGACCATTTAAATAGGATTCTTTATCATTGCATAAATTTTTAAACATATGATTTTCTTCTCTATCGTGATCATATTTGCCGTCGTTAGGATCAAAATATAAATCAAAAATAGTATTATCTAAAATTTCAATGTTAGGCCATATGCACCAAAACATTTTTTGTTTTTCGTTTTTAACAATTTCTAAATATTGATCGTATGTTGATATATTGTATACTGGATATTGAAATTTGCTTGCTACAATATTATATTCTTTTTTATCAGTGGCATATTGACTTTCAAACTCTGTTGGGGACATCTGTTTATACTTACTGCAAAGAACCATGCCGCTTATATAAGACTCAACATCATTACATAAATTTTTAAAAATATGATTTTCTCTACGATCATATGTATTATGATGACTAAAGTATAAATCAAGTACCGATTCATTTATAATTTTAGTCTCGGGCCATACGACCCAAAACATATCATCTTTAATTTGTTGATATTCTTCAAATGTATTAGGAGAATATACACTATATTTTTTCGGTGTACTTGCAACAATATCTATTTCTTTTTTATCTGCAAAAAATCTATGATAAAATTCTCTCTTAGAAACTTTTACATTTTTTGGAAATAAGCAAATGCCGTCAAAAAATTCTCCATTTTTAAAAATATGGACAATATTAGAATTATGCTTAGGAACTTTATAATTAAATTTAAAATCTTTTTTGACATTTACGTCAGGCCAAATTGCCCAAAACATATCTGTATTAGAATGTTCAATAGCATTTAAATAATCATCGTAATTATTAATATTAAATTTATCGTATCCTAACGGAACACTGGCAACTATATCTATTTCTTTTTTGTCTGTAAAAAATCTATTATCAAATTCTCTTTGAGAAATTGTAGTTGATTTAGGAAACAAACATATACCATCATAGTGTTCACTGTTTTTAAAAACGTGAACATACATATCGTCCCACTTAGTGGCTTTGTACTCTGTTAAATTAAACGTATCTACTAAATCTATATCGTCCCAGATAACCCAGAACATTTTTGTAAAAGATTTAGATTTAATCTGATCATATGTTGTTATGTTTGTCAAACGTTGAGATAACGGATACTTAGATTTTATTTTTAGCCAAGTATCGTCATTTCCTTCAGTTTTAGAAACATAAAAAATATCATACATTTGCAGGTACCGGCATCTTAAAATATGTATCGTTTAGATTCATTGTTTCATTGTATAAATCTAATGTATATTTGCTTTGACGTGCATCTAACCACGGCCAGTCTAATCCTAATTCGTGTTTAATTTTAGTTCCGTAATCTTGTGCATCTTCTTCTACAAAGGTATGATTAACTTTTGTTTCATATATTTCTCTTAGGATTTCAAAATCTCTAACGTCAACATAATTCCAATCTGTACAATTAGTCATCCAGGTTCCCATACGAGCACCTAATACTGCATAAGTACCGTGTTCTTCGTGAGCTCCAACTGTTGACCACATACGTAATCTATGAATATTGTGCCACCATATGTGTTGTTTAATTTCCATAGGAGGTACTTTGACACCGTCAAGGAGAGTCATTTTTACGCCTTCACGAAATCCTGCTCTCCAGGCCTGGAACGGACTTCCAGTTATAATGCTATCACTAAAACTTAAAGGAAAATTTCGATAACCATCTTCCCAACAAAAATCTACTTGTCCTCTATCACTATCCGAGTTCTCGTGTGTCTTCATATTAAGAACAAAATCTTTTTTCCAGATTTTTAATCCACCATTACCGTAACGCAGGCCATTGATAACGTT